TTCAAGGTCGGGATCAGGAATCTCAATATCAATTACAATTCCGTCATTTTGAGGTTGTGGAAGTGGATCATCTTCTGGTTCAACAAAAGTAACAACCTGTCCTTCCTGTTGATTTTGCGGTTGTGGTTGTTCCTCTTCGTTATCAAAAAATCCTGTAATGGTATCAACACCATATCCTATGCCATCAGCGATTCCGCCACCAATGCTACTAATTGTTTCGCCTACACCAGCTATTGCATTACCAACACCACTTGTAATACCAGTGATAAAACTATCTTCATTGGTAGGAAGATCAGTAATTTCCACAGACGGATTAAAAGCAGGCTCGTCTGTCCCAGTGCCGCCAGGGCTTTGAATTTCAGGATCTACCGCCTCAGGCACAACAATTTCAATAACTAGCTCGCCAGGGCCTGGGCCAGCATCAAAATCTGTAGTCACTCCTACTGCTTGATCTTCTAATTCATCAAAACCACTTTCAACAATCCTACCTTCAAAATCAACGGCGTAATCACCAATTTCATCTTGAGGTACACCGGCCTGTAATAACGCGGCCTCTTCTCCCACATTAGGATTGGCCTGTAAAATTTGATTAGCAGTATCTGCTATGCTCTGATTGTATGCCACTGTATTCTCCTACAGTTTATTTATCGGTATCAAAAACGGCTAACTTAATGATTGACAACCCCGCTCAGACCTGTATAATAAGTACATTCCTACGGAGATTTCAATGGCTATCAAGCAACCAAAAAAAGTAAACTACCTCAATAACCGTGACATTTTGAAAGAAATTCACCGCAGTAAAAACACCTACTGTTCATATCTAGATCGAGAAACTGATCATCAATTTGATATTATTCTGCCCAGTGTGGACAAGATTAATCAACGCACCGTAGCAGAAGCAAGACGCAATCGTGCAGACAGACACAAGCGCGAAACTGGCGAAATCTTAGATCCTAAAAAGGATATAGCAAACACAGATCTTGTGTTCCGCATTACTTGTTGGGAACACATTCCTAAAGTACCAAAAAAACTCACAAAAGCTCAGGAAAAGAAAAAATCAAAACTTGAAGAACTATTAGAAATGGATGATGTGGACTATGAGGATGATGGCTTACAAGAACTCATGGAAGATGTCAAGCAAGATCTCAACTATGTAAAACTGCCATTCCCACCATTTTATCATTACAAGATTGACGAAAACAAAGAACCATACCTAGTGGGCAAAAGTCACTGGAAAGGAGACTTAGACTCAGGAGAGTTTTGCAAGGATCATGGCATGATGACCAACAAACTAGCCAACATGTTTATCAAACTGTGTGAGCGTTATGCCACACGAAGTAACTGGCGCGGCTATACCTACAACGAAGAAATGCGTGGGCAAGCACTGCTACAACTTAGCCAGATTGGATTGCAGTTTGATGAGAGTAAATCTCAAAACCCATTTGCCTACTACACAGCAGCCATCACAAATAGTTTTACACGGGTCTTAAATATTGAAAAGAAAATGCAGAACATTCGTGATGACATTTTGGAAGAGAATGGGTTGAATCCAAGTTATACTAGACAATTTAAAAACAGTCGCGAAGCAAAGGTACTTGCAGAGTACGAAGCCGGCGGCGCAACAGAAGAGTAAAATATGAGCAATTTGTTTACCAAGGCCATAGTGTTCACTGATATTCACTTTGGCCTAAAGAGCAATAGTCTACTACATAATAAAGATTGTGAACAGTTTGTAGAGTGGATCATTGAAACGGCCAAACAACGAGATATCACGACTGGACTATTTCTTGGTGATTGGCATCATCATAGAGCTAGTATTAACCTTCATACTCTTGATTATTCATTGAGAGCATTAGAAAAACTCAATGAGGCGTTTGACCAGTTCTACTTTATTCCTGGCAACCACGATTTGTACTACAGGGACAAACGTGATATTACAGGTGTAGAATGGGCCAAACACTTGCCTAACATTCACATCTGCAACGATTGGTTCGAGGACGGCGATGTTGTAATTGCTCCTTGGTTAGTAGGGGATGATCACAAACGCATCAAAAAGATGAATGCACAGTACATTTTTGGACACTTCGAACTGCCACATTTCAAGATGAACGCAATGGTTGAGATGCCCGATCATGGCGAAGTTAAAAACGAACACTTTGGGCACTATGGCAAAGTGTTCTCAGGACATTTCCATTTAAGACAAACCAAGGGCAACATCAACTACATTGGTAATGCATTCCCGCATAACTTCAGTGATGCAGGTGATGCTGAGCGTGGTTGTATGATCTTGGACTGGGGCGGAGAGCCAGAATACGTTGCATGGCCCGATCAACCATTGTACAAGGTATTGGATCTCAGCACAGTGATTGACAATGCCAGTAGCATACTAAAGCCCAAGATGCATGTGCGTGTAAATTTGGACATTGATATCTCATACGAAGAAGCAAACTTTATCAAAGAAAAGTTTGTAACAGATTATAATCTGCGTGAGATGGCACTGATTCCAAACAAACGCGGAGCCTTGGAGGACACAGTAAGTGTAGGCGAACTTAAATTTGAAAGTGTTGACCAGATTGTCACGGATCAAATTACCAGCATCGACAGTGAGTTTTACGATAATAAACTACTGCTGGAAATCTACCAGAGTTTATAATGCATATCCTACTTTGTGGCGATAGTTTTGCGACTGATTACAGTCTGTACCAGTCAACTGAATACCCTGGTTGGCCCAATTTGCTTGCAGAAAAATTCACCGTCACAAATCTTGCACAAGCTGGAGTAAGCGAATACAAAATTCTAAAACAAGTGCAAAGCATGGACAGTGATTATGATCTTGCTATTGTCAGCCACACTAGTCCCTTTAGGGTGTATGCTCGCAAGCATCCATTTCACACACAAGGAATGCACCAGGATTGCGATCTACTGTATGCAGATATTATGGAAAAAAGCTCCTGGTGGAATCCTGCACTGCAAGCCTGTAAAAGTTACTTCAAGCACATCTATGATTTTGACTATCAAACGGATGTGTATCAATTGCTGTTTGACAAAATCAAACACAGCATTCATGTACCATGTATTCACATCTGCCACAACAACTTGGGCAAAGAAATACAAAATGTAAACCTAGATTTCACAGATACTTGGTGTAAGAACCAAGGCAAAGTAAACCATTACAATCAACAAGGAAATAAACTGGTTTATCAAACTTTATGCGAGGCATTGGAGTGAAAGTTGTTACCGGTGGAGCAAGTATAAGTTCTATGCCTTGGCTTACCTGGGTTGACATTGTAAAAGATCGTTACAATCTTGACTTGGTAAACACAGCAAGCAAAGGGTTGGGCAATGAGGCTATAATTTTACGCACCTTATATCAAGCAAAACAAGCGAAGACCAACAATGTGTTGTGTGTTGTGATGCTTACCAACATTGATAAATGGGACTGGTATGTTGATACTGACACAGATAGATTTGAAAATCAAAAACATGGTATTACCAAATTAGATGACAATCATGAAGGTGGGTTCTGGAGTACAGGCAATTGGTTTCCTGATCAAAAACAACACTACCATGACCAATACTACAACCAAAACTATTTTGCATACAAAACACTCAAAGCAATACAACTGTTTGTGTCAATTTGTGACAAGTATGGTTGGTTGTATAAAATACTATTTGACAGTCCAATACTGAGTAATACTCAAACTGAGCTGGATCACAGCATTATAGACTGTGATGGACACAAACTATTCGACAACGAGCTTTGTTCTTGGATGTTTGATTCTGTAATGTCAGACCTACAAATTTTTACTCCAGGACTAATTGGATTTTGTGAACAAAACAATATAGCATGGCAAGGCGAGCCGTTTCACGGACATCCTGGACCGCTGGCGCATTATCTTTACACGCAACAGCATGTATATCCAGCACTAGATGCAATATTTGATACAGCAGTTCCAGAAGCTACACTACAAGATTTAGTAAATCGTATGCAAGCAGATTGGCCTCACAGATGGCAATAGTAGACGTAGAACAACTGCGTAGAAATACCACGCTTATGTCAAAAGTGTGCAGTGATCTACTGGATTCATACACTATATTAGATGCAGTTAATCTAGTGGAGTTCGATGTTGATATGCAGAGCTTGAAAAACAGGCTAAGCAATTTTTCCAGTCACAGTTTTTTAGAAAATGAAAGATTGGTTTTTACGCATTACGATGTTGAATACTTTTACTATGATAGTAGCATTGGATTTACCATACACAATCTAATAAAACTATTACGCGATCTTGACATAGAACTTGGATATTGTATGTTGTACACAAATCATTATGGTTTGACAAACAACCTGCAACGGTATTATCTACATAACTCAATAACACATGGACTACAGGTGTTCGAAAACCATTACACCCACAGTCAAATGAATGCAACAAAGTATCAACTGCCCCAGAACAATCCTGTTTACAAATTTAATTTTTTAAGTTATCAAGCACGACCACACAGGGCCTTAACACGCATGTATCTTGAACACAGCGGTGCAGTAGAAGATACGATCATGGCATGGCACCCACCTCATTCTCAAGATTGGATGCCCGGAACATACTTAAAAAATAAAAAACACAAAGAAAACATTACTTCACGCACAGAGGATACTAGTTTTTGTTATAGTGTGCCTTATGATCGTTTGAATGAGCGTAATCTCAATTTGTTTAGTAAGTTGTACAATGACTATTCCTACGTTTTACACGATAAAATAGTTCATCCCAAAATAGATTCTGCTCCAGATGATGACAATTTTTATGCACCATTTTTGTGTTCTAGCTTTTGTTCTTTGGTGTGCGAAACTGCATTTGACTATCCGTATCCATACATCACAGAAAAAACGTTCAAATGTATTACACATCGGTTACCATTTGTATTAATAGGAGCTCCGAACAGTCTTGCTTTGTTGCACAGCCTTGGATTTAAAACTTTTGATTCATGGTGGTCCGAGTCTTATGATCGTGAAGCGGATCCGAACACCAGATTAAAAAAATGTTTCGAAATCATTGAATTGATATCAAGCTGGTCGACTGAACAGTGCAAAATGCAGTATAATAGCATGTTTGAAATCCTAAATTACAACTACAACCATTACTACGATGAATATTGTTCGCAATAATGATAGAGAAAAAACCAAGAGTGCAATAAAATATACCTTATGATTGAAATAAAAGATCTAACAGTAAAAAACTTTATGAGTGTGGGTAATGCCACACAGGCCATTAACTTTGACAGGCAAGATCTCACACTGGTGCTAGGCGAGAACTTGGACTTAGGAGGGGATGGTAGTCGTAACGGTACAGGTAAAACCACCATTATCAATGCACTCAGTTACGCATTGTACGGCAGTGCTTTAACAAACATTCGCAAGGATAACCTAATTAACAAAACCAACGGCAAGAACATGTTGGTTAGTTTAGAGTTTGCTGTTAACGGTCAAGAGTACCGTGTAGAACGTGGTCGCAAGCCAAACTTGCTGAAGTTTTTTGTAAACAATGAAGAACAGGAAGCTGAAGATACAGCACAAGGCGACAGCAGACAAACACAGGCAGAGATTGAACGCATATTAGGTCTCAGCCACGACATGTTCAAGCATGTGCTGGCTCTGAATACATATACGGAACCTTTCTTGAGCATGCGTAGCAACGATCAACGTGCAATCATTGAAGAATTACTGGGTATTACACTGCTAAGTGAACGTGCTGAATCAATCAAAGAACAAATGAAGCAAAGTAAAGATGCACAAAAAGAAGAAGAAATGCGCATCAAAGCAGTGCAAGAAGCAAACAAACGTATCCAAGATCAGATTGTTAGTTTGGAAAAACGCAGAAGTCTTTGGGAGCGCAAAAAAACAGAAGATGTTGAGGGTTTAACCACTGCTATTGACAGCCTAAGCCATGTAGACATTGATGCAGAGATCGCCGCACACAGGGCTTTAGATGCGTTCTACGATACCAAAAAAGCCATTGAAGATACTAACAAATGGATACGCAACGTTGAGCAGGACAACGCAAAACTAGGTAAACTCCAGCTCAAGTTGGAAAAAGAAATTGAAGATTTACAAAGCCACAAGTGTTATGCCTGTGGGCAAGAACTACACGACAATAAGCATGAAGAAATACTAGAAGGTAAACGTGCTACACTAGAAGAAACAGCACATCAAATACTTGCTAATCAAACACAAGAACAAGAATATCAAGATGCACTTGCTGAACTTGGTGAGCTAGGTACAGCACCCACAGTGTTTTACGACACAGTGGAACAGGCATATGAACACCAAAACACACTCAGTGGGTTACAAAGAGATTTAGAAACTCGCAGTGCTGAAACCGATCCTTACACTGAACAGATTGAGGAAATGAAACAACAGGCACTGCAAGAAGTAAACTATGATTTGATCAATAAACTAACACGTCTGCAAGAGCACCAAGATTTCTTGTACAAACTGCTTACAAACAAAGACAGTTTTGTGCGTAAACGTATCATTGATCAAAACTTGAGTTACTTGAATGCAAGACTTACACATTATCTAGATCGTATTGGCTTGCCACATCAGGTTGTGTTCCAAAACGATCTTAGTGTAGAAATCACAGAACTTGGCAGAGATTTGGACTTTGACAATTTGAGTCGTGGTGAGCGTAACAGACTAATACTTTCAATGAGTTGGTCGTTCCGTGACGTTTGGGAGAGCTTGTACAAGCCAATTAACTTGTTGTTTATCGACGAGTTGGTTGACTCAGGTATGGATAGCAGTGGTGTAGAAAACGCACTTGGATTACTCAAACATATGGCACGTGAGCGACACAAGAGTGTATGGTTAGTGTCGCACAAAGACGAGCTTGCTGGGCGTGTAGGCAATATCTTAAAAGTGATCAAAGAAAACGGATTCACTAATTATAACACAGATATTGACCTGGTATAAGTACACACCCAAAGGAGCATTATGGATTGGACTTATAATGGTAAGGTGGTAGAAGAACTACCCAAAGACTGCGAAGGATTTGTTTACCTTATCACCAATCTCACAAACAACCGCAAGTATGTGGGCAAGAAGCTGGCCAAGTTTAAAAAGACAAGGCCACCGCTTAAAGGCAGAAAAAACAGGCGTAGAGAAAAAGTAGAAAGTGATTGGCAGGATTACTGGGGTAGTTCAGACAATCTAAAGGCAGACGTAGAAAAGTTAGGCGCAGACAATTTCACACGAGAGATCCTGCACTTTTGTAACAGTAGAGGCTTGATGAGTTATCTGGAAGCAAAAGAGCAGTTCGACAGACGAGTTCTAGAAACAGACGAATACTATAATGGCATTATAAACGTTCGTGTAGGCAGTAGTAAAATTCTCCAAGAAGGCTTGAAAAAGTTAGGCAAACTTTAGACAGCACACAAGGTTAGCGGGCCGGATATCAATACCGCTGTGGAAAAACTGATGGACAAAATCAGACACGCAACACGCTGAGCGAAAGCCCATTGGCTGTAGGTTGGCGTAGAATCAATGCTGTGGTTCGAAAACACATACACTCCTAAAAACCGTGTACTAGGAACGAAGTAGCGGGTAATGTACTATATATAAAGCATAAGAGCGTCTTATGTACTATATACAGTACACGATGTCGACGCAGGTAGGGAAAGGTCAGAGCCCATGGAGTAGTGTATAAACAAAACACCTGCTTCCAAGGTCTAGGCTGGGGCATACTCACAGGAAGTACCAAGAAGATGGAACCTAGTAAACAGGTTCCGTCTGACTGAAACGATCTACAGGAAGCACAAACTCACTTCGTTCGTAAAAGTTCTCTAAATAAAAAAATTGATGAGCGAAAGCGAATCAATAGATGTCTTTAGACATCTTCTAGTTGATCAGGATAATCTCTGTAAAGAAAGTGTTGAATGGTTTCAACATCTACCAGTTGATTGAATGCAACATGATCCTCTTCGATATTCTCTTCATTACGAATGATTGAGGTCATAGCATCGTCTAATTGTTGTAGATTACGAAAGTCCATCATAATGTGCCACTCTGGCATATCCATACTACGAAACCCTAGTTTCATGCGAGTAAGTCTGTAGGATTCCATGCGTCCCATAGCAACCATGTGGTCTAAGAACACTCGCATTTTGGTTGCAAAGTCCTTTGCGTCTACATCTTCGTTGTGATCTGCGTATACGTGATAAATGTCCATTATGTTCTTGGTCCTAATATTTCAAATCCGTCAATCTGACGTTTGTATTCATCTGCACCGCCAAGATACAGATAATCAAATCCTTGTTGTTTATAGTAAGCACATTCGTTGCGGAGACTTGCTATACCTAAATGTAATTCTGGATTGGCGTAGTCCCAAGCAAACTGGATTGCCTCTGCGTTTTTATCGTTATACTTGTGTATAAGACTGAATGCAACTATTTTATTGTTGTGAAAATACCCTAGTACATCGTTTTTACTACAGGTGTATTCTTCAGGAA